TGTACCCAAGAATTGATTCTCAGAGGCGAATGTGGCCAGACTTTGATATTGAAGCCCTCATTGCGCTTTATGCACAAGATGGATTTGATGGAGCAGGCAAGTTCATTGACGAATACATTATTGGTCCGACCATGCAGAGAAGAGCTCGGGTTTATGTTTCAAAGTTCCGCACGAAACACATGCAAGACCCATTTTCCTATCCAATCAACTGGCTGATTCGGAATCTTCTTCTCAATGAAATCAATGTCACATCGGCATCGCCGGTTGGTCCAGGAACAAAAGCCCATGCTGTTCGCAGCACTGAAATAGTAGAGGTGGTATTGGATGAAAGTTGAAATGATAAATGTCGGAGAACTCAAGATGGCAGAATGGGCAGCAACCCACATTCTTAGACCAGACCTCCTTACTCTTGCAGTTTCTCTTGGTGACTACGGATTTATTCAGCCGATTATTGTGAGAAAAGCAACAAATGAGATTATTGATGGAAATCAGAGATTCCTCCTTGCAATCAGTAACCCCCACATTAAAGAAAAGGTCGGGCAAGAGATTCCGGTTCATTATGTTGACTGTTCATCCGCCCAAGCAATGATGATGCACCTTCAGCTCAATCGTGGGCGAGGTGTTCAACAGGTTCGCCGAGTATCAAGCATTATCCGAAAACTGTCAATATCAAAGGCTTATTCAACCAAAGACTTTGCAAGACTGCTCTCAATGAGGGTTGACGAACTTGAACTCCTTTTAGATGGAACACTTATCAAAATGAGGAAAATCCCACAACATACTTATTCTCGGGCATGGGTTCCGATTGAGGTTCCTGCCGGAGAAGAGACCCCTGTATCCATTGAAAGACCGCCAAATCCAGATAGATAGTTCTGGAGGTATTTAATAGTGGTAAAATCTGAACTGTAAATATTCACAGTTTGGAGAAGGTTCATGCCTACACCCGGAATGGGCGGAGAAGAAGGATTCAGTCTTACGCGCCGAATTGGCCGTGCCCTTGGCATTGGCAGAAGAGGTAGGCTCCGTGATGCTGTTCGTGACTTCCGCAAACCAAGACCTAAGGCTCGTGGTCGACGTGGCGACTTGCGACGTGGCGTAAACGAAGTCTCAAGACTCGGTAGATAAACAAAGGAGACCCTATGGCTTTGGTTTCCTTAGCCGAACTGAGGTCCTATATGGATATCAGTTTGACAAATCGTCAGCAAGATGCAGCGGAGCTAGTCCTTGATGGTCTACAAAGCGAACTAGAGGCATATCTCAGACGACCAATTGAGATTGAAACTTTTAACGAAGAGTACACATACCCAAGTACGGATACTGGAATCCCTATGGATTCTTTCTTTAAAAATTCAAATCCATATGGCTCGTCTTTTTATAGTTCATCTGTTGGTGACACGACCTACCTTGAACCTCCACAAACCATCTATTTAAGAAATTCCCCAGTTGTAACCGTTACTGAAGTTATTTACAAACCATTGATGGGTAATGAGCGAGAACTTGTAGAAGGTGTTGACTTCCTCATCAGGCGATACGGGATTGATGTATTCAGGGCTTTTGCAAACGACACCATTGAAGTCACCTATACGGCCGGACTCAATGGGGCAGGTATCCCGATGTTTAAATTGATGATTCTTCGTGCTGCTACCAGAGAAATGCAGAATATGCACGACGATGTTGTTGGAATCAAAGACCTAGAAGCAAGAAATGTTGCTCCAATGCAGACTGGTTTCCTAGAGACAGAACTTATGGCTCTTAAGAAATTCAGGCGGAATCGGATTGCATAATGGCTAGGTCCACATACATCCATATCAAAGTGGATGCGAAAAAAGCAATCAAGCGAATGGTTGACATGAAGAGGCGTGGCAAAGACTTCGCCCCAGTATTCAAGGAGGCTCGTTCTGGTCTTGAGGCATGGAACTCAGCGAACTTCACCCAGAACGGTGTTCCATCTGGAAGTCCTTGGAATGCCCTCCACTCATCAACCCTTCAATGGAAAGCGATGCACTACCCTGGGGCAACACCAATGGTTAGAACTGGTAAGTTGTTTAGAAGTTTGACAAGCCTCAAAGGTCCAGCAAATACGATTGGTGGAAATGAAGCAGAATTTGGAACAAACATCAAATATGCAAAATTTCATCAATACGGAACAACCAATATGGCGGCAAGAAAACTAGTCTTTGAACCACCGATGTTTGCTAAGAGGCTTGCACGGATTGCCGCCAATTATCAGGCGCATGGAAAAGTTGGGAAAGTGACTAACTCATGATTGACCTAATGCATGGACCGCAATACGCAAAGAAGTATGTCTCTGACTACCTTGAAAGAGATATGCCAATCCGCCTTGTTGCTTATAGAAACGGCTGGAATGTTGACGACGTCACCCTGCCAACACCGGTCAAGTACCTATCTTACGAACCAATCGCCCTTGATGATTGGCCAACGATTATTACCGTTGTCATGTCTACGAATAAGTTTGAGCGAATTGATTTTGACCATCATGACCCTGTTTACCGAGTTACCTACTCAATGCGTACATACGTGTGGGTTAGAACTGAGTATTCAGATGAGTGCACGACAATGAGGGACAGGCTCACCGTGGTCGTTCGCTCTGCCCTTTTGGACTATCCATGTATGCAGGCAACCGACCCACGCGAGTCGTGGATGGCTCGAATTGACGAAACATCCATCCGAGAGGAATTCTCAGATTTAACCCTCCTAAAGGGTGACAGGGTGCTTGCTGGTGCCTTTATTGGGTATGACTTAACCATTGATGAAGTGGTGGCTCGGGAAACACTTGGAACGGTCAGCATTATTGACTTGGACATTAAGCAGAATCCGATTTCCCCATCGGCTTCCATCACTTATAATCCATAACTATTAATAAGATGATTTTTAGAAGTTGCATTAATAATCCACCTATCTTGGGTACAATCGTATGAACAAGAGGCAGAGTTTTTGCCTGTAACAAACAATTAGTGAGGTCCCATGCCCGGTGTAGTGATTTCAACAGCAGTACGAACTGGTCCTTCAAGCCCAACAGTCCGTGAATCGTCGCAGGCTTTTTTCGTTGGTCTCGCCGACCGCGGCCCAACCGACTCTGCTCTCAAGGTTTCAAGCATTGAGGAATTTGAAGACATTTATGGTGGATATGTTTCTTATGCATATCTTCACCCAACAGTCGAAACCTTCTTCGAAGAGGGTGGCACACAGTGCTACATCGCACGTGTTGCTGGCAGTGCCGCAACTACTGGCGTAAAGAACATCACGAGCAGCGGTAGCGTTGCATTCTCACTTGAGGCAAATGGTCCTGGAGACTGGAGCACTGACCTCAACGTAACAACCTTGGCTGGAACTGCAGCCAATACTTTCATTGTCAAGTTGTTCCTTGGTACAGATTTGCTCATGAGTACATTCAACTGCTCATCAAACGAAGTTGCAGTTGGAAAGATTAACTCACACCCAGTTGCCAGCAAGTATGTAATTGCATCACTTGATAATGCGACAACGACTGCACTTCCAGACCCTTATGTTACAACTTCGGCATTCTCTGCTGGAGCCGACGACAGAGCATCCGTTGTTGCTGCGGACTATGTAACTGGTCTTGGATTGTTCAACGATGCACTTGGAACTGGCGCAGTATCTTGTCCTGAGAATGCATCAGCCACTGTCTACACAGGACTTGTTGCCCACGCAAACACTTATAGCAGAATTGCAATTCTTCATGGTTTGTCGGACGACACCCAACAAGACATCATTGCCTTGGCGCAAACAATCGCTGGAGGTCTTGAGGATACAGAGCATGCAGCCTTGTTCTATCCTTGGGTTTATGTGCCGACTGCAGTCGCTGGCATTAACCGCATGATTCCACCAGATGGTTATATTGCTGGTAAGCGTTCGGCAGCACACAATACTGCTGGCTCGCATGTTCCTTATGCTGGTCTACTTTCACAGGCAGTATTCGTAAATGGTGTTGTTACAGAAGTAAACAAATCAAACGGAGACATTCTTGATGAAGAGGGAGTGAACGCAATCCGAGTAATTCAAAATACGATTCGTATTTACGGTGCTCGTTCACTTTCCCCAGACTCCAACAATTACCGTTACATCACGGCACAGGACATTGTGAACGGAATCGTAACTGATAGCAATCGGACTCTTGAGTCTGTGGTATTCTCGACTATTGACGGACGTAACAACTCGTTCGCTTCTGTTGAAGCAAAACTGATTGCAGTTCTTGAGGCCGCTAGAATTTCTGGTGCACTCTACGAAGCATTTGATGCAAACGGAAAACGAATTGACTTTGGTTACACAGTCAAGTGTGATAAATCGCTCAATCCGGTAAGCCAGCTCGCAACTGGTCTTATCAAGGCTCGCGTTGGAGTAAGAGTATCCAGCGTTGGCGACAAGATTGAAGTGAACATCATCAAATCAAATCTCACCACATCAGTTGTCTGATAAACAGAGGAGTAAGTAATGGCAAAAGTAGCTCAAAGGCAAGTTCTCGCCGACATCGCACCGGTGGACTTGAACAATCCTCAGTTTGAGGGGTTCAAATTCGCTCAAGTATCTGGTGGAGAAATCACAGCCTCTGTAGAAAAGATTTACGAAGGCGGAGCAAAGCGTCCAACAGTTCTCTGCGCACCTGCAGAAATTGGCGACATCACGCTGACTGCACACTACGACGATGAAACTAGGAATTCGGCTGGTGCTGATGGTCTTGCAAAGAAGATTTCTCTTCTTCGCGCCCTTGTCGGACAAGCATTCTACGACATCAACATCAAGAACTACGACTGTGACCTCGCAGTTCGTGGAACCGACAGAGTGTACAAGAGTTCACTTCTTGTTGGTTTGACTGAGCCAGACGGCGACTCGTCATCTGGTGCTCCTGCTACCTTTGCCCTGACCTTCTCGGTCAGTGATGTAAGCGTAGCAACAACAGCCTAATCACCCCCCGTATCAACGGGGTTTTGTAAAGCAGTAGGAATAGTTCCACTGGCATTGGGTCTGATGGTGATAGTTTGCCTATTAATCCACCCATATACCAAAAGGAACATCACCCATGTCCAATAACGACCTGTATTCAGAAGTATCTCCTGAAACCAAGGAAGTAAAACAACAAGCTCGTGCAAAAGCAAATGGCGAGCCAAGCGTTCTTGAACGACTTAGCGCAACAATTGCTGCAAAAGTCAAGCGTGAAGATGTTTACATTGAAATCCCAGAACGTAAAGGTGTAAAACTTCGCATCAGCCCAAACATCTCCCAGTCACAAGTAAAAGGCTGGAGAAAGCAAGCTGGAGAAGATAGCCGTCAAGGTATGGACGGAACAAAGTTTGCTTGTTACGTAATTGGTCATACGACTGATGGAATCTTATTCAACGATGAAGAAGTCAATGACGAAGATGGTTATCCATTGAACTTTGCATCTTCAGCAGTATTGAAGATGACTGACACAACTCGTCCAATCCCAGAGGCTGTTCGCGCATTTTTTGGTTTGGACCCACACGTAGAAGCGGCCGCAGTTGCAATTCTTGATGCATCTGGATTCGGCGACACGATTGAGGCCATGGACCCTACGAAGGAATCTTCGACGAACTAGTTGAGGATTCCAGAATCGTAACAGCGGCTCGATTGGGTGAACTATTTGGTTGTGACCCAATCCAGTTGCTGAAATGTACCGAAGAAGAATGGGTCATTCGTCTCGCTTGTGGTAAAGTTATATCAGACGACCGTGAGGCCGAGGCAAACCGGGCTAAATAGCAACTCCTGTGGCCATTCACCTTTTCTTGGGGCAGTAAATGGCTGACGAAAAAGTTACAATCAAAATTGAAGTCCGCTCGGACGATGGCGCGATTGATAAAACTCGTCGCAAACTTGAACGCCTTTCTGGTGCTGAAGGTCGTCATTACAAGAAAAATTCTGCTCTTGCATCCAAGGGCTCTTCGGACATTAAGAACTACGGAAAAAACACTTCTGATGTTCTCAATAATGGTTCTCGTAAGTGGAAGAAGCATTTTGACTCACTAGACAAGGGCATGAAGGCTTTTGGCAGTGGGTTACTAAAACTGGTAGCAATGTCAGCCAAAATGGCGGCTATTGAGATTGGTGCGATGGGCTTGGCTATGGTCGCCGTACATGGTGCCTTCTTGCTCGGTAAAGGTCTTGCCAAAATGTATCAAGTTGCAATGCAGGGAGCAGCAGCAGGTATTGCTGGTTTGGCGATTGCGGCAGGAACCGCCGCTGCGGCGATGCGAGAAAACCAAGCAGCGATGTTTGCATTCTCGCAAACTGGACACAAAGAACTCGGCAATGGACTAAATCAAACTCGCGCTGCAATGCGAATGCTGACACACGATGCCGATATGGCTGCCGTTGGTGTAGATAATCTCAATGCTGCATATGGAGAAATTGTAAATAAATCAGGAAAATTCAATGCAGGTAGCGCAAAGATGCTCAAGGGATTAATGGACTTTGCTTCCGCTGGTCAGGATTTGAAGACTGGAACAAAAGCAGCTGCCACACTAGTTGCCGAACTACAAAACGTCAAAGGAACTTACGACAGCATAAAAACAGCCGCCAAAGGTCTTGGTCCGCAAATGACAAAGGCACTTGAAGCATACGAGAAAGCTGGCGGTGCAAAAAAGGGTAAAGCTGGTCTAGTTGAGGCAATCACCAGTGGCAAGCTTGCCGAACTGGGCGGAGTTGTTGGTCAGTTTGATGCAGTCAACAGCACCTTGATTAACCAAGCAAAGGCACTCTTTACAAACATCAAAAACGAATTTGGTGATTTTGGTCAACAGTTCCTTGAGCCAGTTAAATATGAATTCAAACAAGTTGGAGCAATCATAAAAGCAACGCTTCAACGCTTGAGTGGTGAATTCGGAACATTCGCCAACAGCGGGTTCCTTGAAAATATTTCAGTGGTCGTAGAAAAAATCGCAAACGGAACAGTAAACATAATCAGAAAATATCTACCCGCAGCACAGGGAATGTTTAAGAGGTTTGGGGACTGGTGGGATAAATTCACATCGGGTTGGAAGAGGATGGTTGAGTATCTTCGCCCGTTACAAGATGGTGCCAGAGTAATTGAGGACATGCTCAAAAATGTCATGATTCCAATCTGGGATGAACTCAAGGGAAAATTTGGAGCCTTCAACCGGAACCTTCAAAAATATCGTCAAGACTTTGAAAACTTTGGCACAGCAGTCGGAAATCTTGTTGTCAAAGTAATGCAATACGGGAGCGAAGTACAGCAGATTTTCTTTGAGTCTCTTCCGTTTATCAACAAAGTAATTGATGGCGTAACAACACTTATTGAGCACTTCACCAGTTTCTTGGGTGGATTCAAAAAAGTAACTGGTGTGGTTGAAAAGTTCCTAGGTGGAAAAGGCTTTGGAAACTTCATGCTTCTCGCTGGTTTGATTACCTACGGCAAGAAGATGAAAGGTGCCGCTGGCGGTTTTGTTTCTGGAACCAGCATGAGTGGAATCCGTGAAGCAGCCAATATGAAAATTACTGCTGGTGTTGTTAACATCAATGGTAAACCAGTTGCGTCATACGGAAGACCTGGCGTAGCCGGACACACAACTGCCACAACAGCAACTGGTGGAACAGTAACTCGTGGAATGACCCCTACAAGTGGTGGCGGTCCATATCCTGGTGTCACCCCAGGAAGACCTGGTGCACCTGGATTTGCATCTGGTGGTGTTCCTGCCGCGATGACATCGGTTGCTGGTGCTGCCAACATGGCATCAACGGCTCTTACAACGCTTGCAGGCGTCGCTAGTGGCGGTTCTAGAGCGTCTGCGGGCGGAGCATTGCGCGGACCAAATGGTGGACATCTCATCCGCAGCGGAAAGTACAAGGGTCAAGAAATTCTGCAACAAAGAGTTGGCAACCAAAATCCAAGATATATCTACGGTGGTCCTGGAACTGGTCCAGTTGACCAAGCGCAACTCAGGGCATCTGGAAAAGAATTCAGGAGCGGTGTTTTTGTTCCCAAAGAATATCGAGTTGACGAAAAAGGTCGCAAGCGTTTCACTGCTCATGGAAGA